CCATATCATAGGTAGGGTCATCAAATCGATGAGCAATAACTGTTAGGTCTAAGGAGACTGTGAATTTGTCTTGTTCAAATGGAATACGTCTTGCTTTCTTAATATCCCATTTCCAAAAGGCTTGTGTTCCAGCGTCCTTAAGAACGGTCCACTTTCCACCTTTTACTCTGTAATCATTTCCATATCTGATTTGTCCAAAGATCATCAAGTCATCTTCCTCTCTTGCAAGAAAGCGCTTACCTTGGTCGTAGTACACCTCAATCTCATCAAGGGTTGCTACAAATGGAGACGCTGACGTTCCGTAGATCTCGTAGTACTTGGAATCACCACCCTCACCTGGAGGAGGACCAGATACGTGGGTGTACAACCCAGTCGCACTTGTTCTAGTTGTCTGTCGCTCGTTACTTGCTCCACTTACGTGGCTGTGCCACCAGACCTTAATCTCACCCTTAACAGTGAACTTTAGACCTCCGCCATTCTTTTCCTTGGCAGCACCGTTTTCATAGAAGTCTTGACCCTTTTCAGAAACAAGACCAATAAAGTTAATTTCTTTTTCTTTATTAGGGTTTACAAAAAAGCAGTCAAGAATATCTAGTGCGTTTTCTTTTCCTTGAATGTGGGCAGCCTTCTCAATATAGAATTCAAGACCAGACTTAGTCTGATCGTATGTGTCACGTTCTGGAGTTCCAGGAGCAGGAATGTCTGGCCCACCTGTTCCCGTCTCATCAGCCAGTTCTGGCATATCCGTAAGGAAGGTTTTTTCCTGAGCAAAGCCAACATAGAGGGCCTGCATTTGTACAGCAACAACTGCTTGGGTAGGGATCATTTGTGGGGTGAACTTATTAAAAGTTACGGAGTAACTCATAACAAATCCTTCAACCATGAACCACGGTGAGAACAAGATACGAACTGGTGTAGGGGTCAAGAATGCCTTGTTACCCAAGTTTGCAGAGAATTCAGTCAGACGCCTTGAGTCCCATTGTGCAGTTGCATCAGTGTCTGCTTTATCTCCTTCATCCGCAGTAGATGTAGTTGATTTCTCTTTTGCAAAGGTAAGAGCGTTACTTTGAATACTGCTAAGAACGTCTTTTGCAAGACCTTGACCAACAATGTCATCCAAGATCATGATGTCAGCAAGAACACCAATCTCTGTAACCCACGAAGGGTCATAAGTGTTGTTAATAAAGAACTCAGGGTTGGTAGCAAGTAACCCAGTGAACTCTTTTGCTTTTTGCAACTTACCGTCAGGACCAACGTATGAGTTGCTGTTTATTTCAGCCTCACGGTTGAACAGGAGTTCAAAAGCAAAACCAGCCTGACCTGGGATGGGCTGTGCCAATTGGGAGGGTTCTTGGTTGAAGAAGAACTGCATGTCGTAGTTTGCCTGCATACTACGAGTAATAGATGACGGGTTAAATTGAAAATTGCAACGCATATTCTCAAGCGTTGATGCACTGTCTGCTTGGGTGTTGTTCTGTTGAATACGAGAATAAAACTCAGTAAGTCTACGAATGTACCCACGTTTGATAGTTTCTTCTTTATTCAAAGTTGCAGACGTAAAGTATGGACCTGGGTAAATAAAAGGAGGGTTGCTCTTTGAATAAGCGGCGCTTTCAGTATGAAGGGCGTATGCAATCCTGTCGTTTACTGATCGTGCTTTAGCAGACTGCGTGTACTGGTATGACAATAGATAGGCGTCGTCGTTTCGACGTGCATTGAACTCCTGTGGAGACTGTGGTGCTACTTCGTTACTAGGCATTACGAGGACCTCAATGCTTCCTTACGAACTTCCTTTTCCATAATCTGTACGATCTCCTGAGCCATACGGCGTGCATCCTGCTGATTATTACCAGAAGAAGTGATGTAGATATTAGGAGCAATCGTGATTGTGCTTCCGCCATTAACTTGTACTGAGCCACCACTACCACGGGTAGGCATCATTGGGTCACCTTGACCGTAGCCAAGTTCTTTGACTACTGCCTGTGCTGTAGGCATGAACTGCTCAGTCTTAGCAAGAGCGTTACCACCAAAAGCAGAGCCCCATGGTGCGTAGTTTCCATCCCCAAACAACAGACGTGCTGCTTTGATGTTGGTTCGTGGATCAAACAAGTCTTCGTCTTTAGAGATACCAAAGGTTTTGCGGCGTGCTGGTCCAAGATTGTCAATCATGTTGATCTGGAACAGTCCGTAGGATTTATCTCCAGTTGAGCGGTTACCATTAAATGCACCTGGCATCCACCGTGATTCACGACCAGCAATAGCCAACATATTTACAATGTCCTTGCCACGGAATCCACGCTTGTAGAGGATGCGAGCAACATCTCGTGGGTCCATTGCACCTGCTGGTACAGTTCCTGCAGTTTGTGGCGTAGACGAAGCAGTAGTACCACTTACTGACATAGAAGATACCGACTCAGAACCACCAACGCCACCCATAAGCAGTTGGTTGTTAGCACTGATGGCACCCATCTGATCTGACAAACTCAAACCCTGATAAGTCTCATATCCCCCACCAAGAGACCCTGTTGGGTGGGAAACAATCTTGTCTCCAACGACAACACCTCCAACTGGTTCCCCAGTAGTTGGATCTGTTGCAGTTGCATCACGCATTGCCCCAGCAGGCATACCCCACGGAGCACCCTGCTTTTCGTATTCCCAACGTGAGTTAGGAAGTTCTGCTGGCTGAATGTGCCAAGGCTCACCAAGCACATCACCAAAGGTCTTCAATCCAAATCGTGCTGCGTTCTTCTGCACCCAGTCAAGGTCACCAACAAGGTCTGCAGCAAGACCAATTTCGTGCATGGACTTTCCTGGAGGTGCTGCTGGAGCACCAGCAACGTGACGATAGCGCTTGCCGTTCCAACTTACATCACCATTAGGGTCTTCGGTGTAACGTGAAAGAAACAAAGCACGCTGGTCGGATTCACTACGGATACCATCACCAAGACCCACGTTTGGATTCTCTGCAAACATTCGCATAAGTCGTTCTTTAAAGCGAGTGTTCAACGATGAGAACTCTGGGTGTACAGACAACTCATTGAGAGAGATTCTGTTTGGCGTCTTTCCATAACCCATAGGGATTTTTGCGCCAGGGTTTTGACCAGATGACTTGTTACTTGGCATTGGGTCACCAGTCATCATGGTTGAACCAAGCATCATCAATGGAAGACCTGCTGCTGCTAAAGGTCCACCAAATACCGACAACAATCCACCACCAACAAGGGCTGCGCCACCTGCAACCCTGCTTCCTATAGATCCTTTACCAATGAGAGGGCTACCAATGCGTGCTCCAATAAGCCCGCTCAGTTTGTCCTCAAGGTTTCCAAGAGCACGAGTAACTGCCTGCGTATTCTTTTCAAAGTCAGCAAAGTTATCGGCTTGTCTTCGGTAAAAGTTCTCATCACGCTGCTCACGTGTACGAGCAGTCTCTTCTGCTTGTGTAGCAAATGTATCTTCAATACCCATTGCAGTACGATCTTTCTTTTTAGAAGGATCGTACATATCAACGCTGCCAGTTTTCTTTTGAAACTGAACGTTGGATTCGGCGTAATCAAGAACCATATCAATCATGTCTGGTGGAACACCCATAGCCTGGAGGCGTGAGCGAGTTACTGATCCAGCCTGACGTGCTCCCTTAAGAACATCTGCATTTGTCAAACCAGAACGCTTTGTAATGTCCTTGATTACTTGCCCAATATCACGTTGCTGACCACCAGGTCCATACATACCAGTACCCAGCATCATGGTCATTCTGTTGTTAACTGGGGCAGAAGCAAGGGTTCCCATCATGTTTGCAATGTCACCAGTGGAGTACGAGTAACCAGATACTGTTCTCAACATCTCAACACCAGCAACGTTTCTCTGTGCGTTCAGTCCTGTCTGTGCTTGCAAAGAAAGAAGGGTGTCAATACCACCATAACCAAGTCGTGAACCAGCCAAAGAACTACGCATGTCAACGTACTGACCCTGGCCCATACCCTGCGTCTGTCGATAGAACACAGCGAGTTTGTCTGCACCAAGAGAGCGCTCATAGTTACTCTGCATTCGAGCATCAACTGCTTGGATGGCAGCACTGAGTGCTTGAAGCGCTAGACCACCACCTTGTCCAATACTCTTAGCAAAGCGACCACGACGCTCATCTGTTCCAGCACCACCACCGCTACCTCCAGAAGACATTGGCATCTGAGAGCCAAGGTTTAAGATTGTGGTTGGTGCGTTAATCTGGTTAGCAGATGCTTGGTTACCTGTAGAGAGTGGGAGGCTTGTCAACCCACCAGTAGCAGAGGTGTTTCCACCACCACCCATACCAGTATTTACTTTAGAAATACCTTGCATCAACTTGAGAGTCTTCTCAAGTTTTGTGTTGATGTTAGGAAGTTCTCGACTTAAGTATTGGAAGTCAGCCCTGATCTGCTTAATACCAGCAGCAAGTTTGTCAAACTCTTTTGTGTCAAGTTTGAAGCGGGAGCGCACAGTAGCATTGGCACTACCCTTGGGAATGCCACTGTTACCTAAGAGATCTTTCTCTGCCATTAGGACTCCTGCTTACGCCATCTACTCATTGCAGACCAGTACGCTCTTTGGCGTACCGTCATCGTCTTAATGTCCTTGAGCGAGAAGCCCTTGTATACCAGTGCAATCGAATCGTATTCCCAATATGTTACTACTAAATCAGCCGAATAGAAGTGAGGCCCAGTTGAGCGGGATGCTGAAGGGCTTTTCGCAATGGGCACAGTGGGCTTCCACCTCCTTGATTTCTGGGCCTGGTTGTGCTTCCAATAAAGCGTCAATGATGGTTGCCCTGTCCTTGACTCCAAGTTTCTTTGCCCAAGCAAGTCGGTCTGCTGGCTCTTGACCTTCATCAAACAAAGCACACCGTGAAATAAGAATGGTGTTTTGTTCTGGGATGGTCTTTGCTTTCTTCATGACATGTTGGCTATCTGCACCACTGACCAAGCGAAGTCGCTGTACAGATCCATTACGAAGCGTTACTTTGAGGTCTTCTTCCACCGCTTTAGTCATTGGCTTTACAGGAAACTCAGAGAGTTCAATAAGAACGTCGTTAGACTTCTTGCAATGTGGGCAGTTCATTACATACTCACGGTGCTCACCATAGGTAGCACGGACAGTTGCCACAAATAGCGTGTCTCTGTCACCAATGATTAGTTGGTCAATAACTTCTGGGTGGTCTTTAATCTTGATGTCACCAATAGATTCAACGCTTCTCTTAAGAAGAACTGACATGTACTCTGCGTACAAGATGTCATCGTCAGAATCCAAAGAGGCAAGTGCCTCTTCATCCTCGCCAGTAAGTTCGTTTACCGTTGCAAGGGTTTCCCAGTTATTGGTCTTATTATTAAAGATGCCCTGAAACAACTGGACAGTTGTAACAGGGGCATCCTTAATCTTTGGTACTGGGTCAGCGATAGCGGCGTTTACTGCTAATGCATCAGATTGTGTAACCATGTTTTCTCCTAATTGTTTTAAATGAGATTAGTTTGCAGTTGCAAGCGCCTCAATGTCAGCGGCAGTCCATGCTACATGGAATCCCTCGTGGTGGATGTTCAACTGCTGAATCATGATGCCGTTGTCTCCAGCGTTAAGATCGCTGAGACCGTAAGCACCAGGCCATGCATTGAACAACTTGAATGCCAACTTAACGTTACCTGGCTTGAGGTTTGCATTCTCAGACAGGCCGCTGTCGTAAGCATACTTTGCATCAGGCATCGTATACGGGTGGTCATAGACCTTGACAAGAACGTTGCAACGGTAGTTTGCTCCGTCCTCTCCACCGTTTGCACCACCAGCAAAGCCGTTGACTCCACCGTTGATCCACGAGTGCATGAACTTCTGCCAGTTCCACAACTGGTCCTGCGAAGCAAAAGCGCCACGTGCAAAAGACACTGCTGGGAAGTCTGACTGTCCAACCATCTTGTGTGGGTGGGTGTTCATGCCACCTTCACGGTAAGCAATGAGTTCGTTCTGGACGGACAAGCCACCCATCTGGGCAAAACCCAGATCGCCAACACCGACAAGCAGGTTAGTGAGTGCCGTATCAAGCGGAATGAACTGAACCGTAAACTTAAAGTTACGGAGCGGATCGGTACGTTGTGTTTTAGCCATTGTTTACTCCCTAGGCGTTAGTGCTGACAGTGCTGCCACCAGCCCATTGGCTAATGGTGATTACGATGAATTCGGCAGGCGACTGCAAGGCAACGCCAACCTCAATGTTTACAACTCCGTTTTCAATGTCGAGTGCCGTGTTGTTTGTGGAATCGCAAACGATGTAGAAAGCCTCGCTTGCAGTCGTACCCTTAAGACCGCCGCCAGCCCAGAAGGTGTTCAGCAGTGCGGAGAGACGAACGGTGATTGCCGACCACAGACGCTCATCGTTTGGCTCAAAGAGAGCAAACTGCGTGCGCTGCTTCAGGACATCCTTGAGGTAGTTCATCGTGCGGCGAACCGTGATGTACTTCTCCGAAGTGTTGCGAGCCTGGGTGCGTGCACCGTTGATGATGACACCAACACCAGGAACAACCGTAAACAGGTTGATCTGCTGAGTCTTGTACAGCGATCCCTGCTCTGCTTCGGTAAGGTTTGCAACCAAACCATAAACGTTGCGGATGTCGAGGCTGTAACCAGCAGGAGCCTTGGAGACTCCACGAGCCACTTCCGAACGAATGAAAGCACCAGCAACAGCACCACCTGGGTAGGTAGTGCGGATTGCTGCGGCACCAGTCTTCTTCGGGTCGTACATCTTGAGTGCAGGACCGTAAACTGCTGCGTAGCCAGACTGCGTGTAACTTGCAACAGCGCTCTGGAAGTCTGCGGCAGTGGTTGCGGTCAACGGCGTATCAACAATCAACAGCGAGTTTCCACGGGTTGCCATAACCGAAATGGCGTTGTTAATGATGGTGGACGAAGTCTGTCCAACCAGGTTAAACAACAAACCAGAAGTGATGGTCGTGTGTGCGCTGAGAGCCGTTGCCCAGTCAGTAGCGTCAATTGCGCCGCCACCTTCCGAACCACCAGACAATGCAACTGGGGTGGAGTACGTCGGGGTGCTTACACCCGTAACCGTAAGTTCGGTTCCAGATGCAATAGTTGCAACGCTTGCACTGTTGACATACGAGGAGTAGAGGTCTAGGATCGTGGTGACATAGCGAGTGTTCGATGGATCAAACGAAAGGCCAGGCCAACTCTCAACCTCAGTACCATTCAAAGTAACCGAAACCGAGAACAAAGAGTTCAGCGTTGCCTTAGGGGCAGTCGTTGGGGTAACCAACGTCTCTTCCTGAAAAGTAAGGTTAACGCTAACGCTGTTTGCCCAGGTGCCTGCCGACTTAGCAACAAAAGAAACAAGGGGTGCAGCAGAACCACCAGTTGGGGTTGCATTAAGAGTTCCCTGTGCCTTGACTGCAGTTGCATCAATAACACGGGTGACGTATGCGGTCTGACCACCGTTTGCAAAGTAGTGGTAAACAGCGTAGCCAAGATCGTAGGTGTTGTTCAAGTCACCAAACAAAGCCTTGTACTGGTTCCATGAGGTAACTGCGGTCGGCGTGGTCGGACCACGCTCTGCAAGACCAATGAATGCGGCAGCGGTAGGACCAGCAACCGTCTGGGTGTTCGTCGTAAACGCACTTTCTTGTACGTAAACTCCTGGGCGCTCGTAAGCCATCGTTTACTCCTGTGATGTTGAGGGGTTAAAGGGGTAACTAGTTGAAAACATAAGTTTGAGATGCAATTGTACTACTAACTTCGGAGACGGATTGTGTGCCACTCAGAGCCGCCAGTTCCTGGTGGGTGATCTCTGCTGACATTTTGAGAGTGAAGACCTTGCGGAATATGCGCTTTCGGTAGCCCGACTCCATATCCAGAAGGTCAGCATTTGTCCAGTCCAACATGTCAAATCTGCGGGTGGTTCCATCCGCAGGAATGGCAATAGAGTTGAACCTAATCGGGACAACCTTGGACAAGATTCGGGAGGTCAACTGCCTGTCATGTAGGGCTGACCGTGTGTATACAGAGACCTGATACAAGAGGTCTACTGGGATAAAACTGTCTGCCTTAAGGAAGTGGGCAGATGCATTAGC